ATGAAGATTATAAATTTGTGTAATAAATACGTAGATGAGGAAGATAAACACCTTATGACCATCCGTATTAATAACGATATTTATGTGTTTTCCTCTGAAACTAAGCTTGGTCAAGAATAGGGGTTATTTACTATTTGTGTTTAATAGACTAAGTAAGCATGTGTATTTAAACGATGTAGTTACGTAGCAGAGAAACACAAAAATAGAGAATGAGAAATTTGTTATAATGCCGAATGCATGGATGCATGAGACCATCATGAAAATAATTTTTACTACTATTCGTTACTAAAAGTTAAGGTCAAAATATATGCGCAATATTCAACAAGTTTTAGAGTGTTGGGGCGGTTGGGTTGATGATGCCACAGGTGTTAATTGGCCGCCGATCGCTGCTGGATTTAAAGGTCTGATTGCGTCAACTCGTTCATTACGCCCTTCCTGCTGTGATAACGATGGCTTGATCATTGATGCTTGTATTGCAAAGTTGCAGACGGTAGATAAGTCTGAAGAAATTGAAGTCTTATTTATGTACTACGCTTTGGGGATTTCTAAACGATCCATCGCGCGTTTAATTAAAGTACCTGATATTGAAGTACGTTCCCGATTGCAAAAGGGTGAAAGTTTTGTTCAGGGATGTTTGGCTATGCTTGATATTAAGTTAGAAATGGATGATGAAATACAAAAACACAAAAAGCTTGCGCGTACGCAAAAAGCTATGGTAGTGTAATAATTAGTTAAAGTTGCAAATAAGCCCCGATAGAAATATCGGGGCTTTTTTCATTTGGACATTGTTCTATTTTACTCTGATAAATAAGTGAAAATTTAAATCATCGTTGTCAAGGTCGCACTGTGTTGCGGCCTTTTTCGTATTTGCCGTCGCGAATCGCTTACGCCTATTTTTTTACCTTTTTCGCGGTCGGTATCCCTATTAAATCAATCATAACTTGGTGCTGAGAACTAAGCCTTCATACTGGCTTGGTTTATCCAGGCACAGGGCGAGTTATTGCTGTTTGATGGAGGTATTTTTGATGAGCAACGGTAGTGATAAAGCTGGTTGGTTAACACCTGTCACGCCTGGGCCTGAGTACGATGATGAGCTGGAGCGCATACTGAGTCGTTGGGTGAGCGGTGTTTCTGGTTTGTCTGACGATAAAGTGCGTTCTCGATGGACATCAGCACAACTGCTTCCGTTACCGGCAGATGATGACTGGTGTGATTTTGTTATCACGGATTTTATTGCGGATGCCTCGCCTGCTTTTGAGAACCAGACTGATGAAGGAACCAAGTTATGGCGTCATGAAGAAATTGTGTGCTTGATTTCCTTTTATGGCCCGAACAGCCAGCGGTACGGCACCCGTTTTCGTGATGGTCTGGCGGTCAGTCAGAACAACGACGAGTTGGAGCGTTTCGGGCTATCAGTAGACAAACTTAGCCGGCTGACTTCTTTACCGGAACTTATCAATAACCAGAGGGTGCGTCGTTATGACATGACGATCACCTTGCGGCGAAAAGTAGTGCGTGAATACGGTGTTAAATCACTGGTGGAAGCGCCTGTCAAATTCTTTGGAGATTAAATTATGCAGGGTTTACCTGTTTCAAACATTATCAATGTTACGTTGAATATGGCTCCTCATGCGGCTCAGTCCCGGAACTTTGGTGCGTTATTGATCATTGGCGCAAGCAACGTGATCAATCCTCACGAACGTTTACGCCGGTATTCGGATATTGATGGCGTCGGTGCTGATTTTGGACTGACTTCACCAGAATATCAGGCCGCAGCGCTTTATTATTCCCAGTCGCCACGTCCTGTTGATTTATATATTGGTCGGTGGGCTAAGGACAATGTGGTCTCCTCTTTACAAGGAGCCGTATTGGATAAACAGCAGCAAATTATTAGCAAATTTACTGCTATCACCGATGGTTCTTTTAAGTTGACGATTAACGGTAAAGAAACGGTATACAACGGCATCGATTTGAGTAAAGAGACCAATCTAAATGGAGTCGCTCAACGGGTGGCGGATAAATTGAAAGATTGTTCAGTTACATATGATAGCTCCTCTTCACGTTTCGCTATTATGCCGAATTCAGCGAATATTGTTGGTTATATTTCACCAGCAACTATGGGAACTTATATTGGTGATTTATTAAAGCTGGACGAAATATCGGGTGCTACCGCTATCGAATCTACCAAAGCAGAAACTATTGCTGAGGCGGTGGCGACGCTGGGTGCAGCATCCAGCGGCTGGTATGGGCTGGTTATCGCTGATGATTCTCTGACGGATGAAGATATTCTGTCCGTTGCGGATTACATTGAATCTGCATCTGTTTCTCGTATCTATGGACATACAGTACAAAAGACAGACGTATTGGATGCTAACGTTAAAACCGATATTGGTTCAAAACTGAAAGAGAAAAACTATCAGCGCACACTCTGGCAATATTCAACCGGTAAACCTTATACCGTTGCTTCTCTATTTGGACGTATGTTTACCGTCAATTTCAACGGTAATAACACCACTATTACCCTGAAATTTAAACAGGAACCCGCTGTAATCGCAGAAAACCTCACCGCAACGCAAGCCAATATATTGAAGAATCAAAACGGCAACGTTTTTGTTAAATACAGCAATGATACTGCCATTATTCAGGAAGGTGTCATGGCGAATGGGGATTTCATTGATGAGCGTCATGGTTTGGATTGGCTACAAAACTACGTTCAGAACAATCTTTATAACCTGCTTTACACCAGCACCAGCAAGATCCCACAGACTGATGAAGGGGTTACACGCTTAATCACCAATATTGAACAGTCACTTTCTCAGGCGGTGACAAACGGGTTAATCGCTCATGGCGTATGGGGAGGTGATCCAATCGGCGCATTGGATACTGGCGCGACATTAACCAAAGGTTATTACGTTTACGCACCGCCGATTGCGACGCAGGCACAGGCTGATCGGGAAGCTCGAAAAGCGCCAGTTATTCAGTGTGCAATCAAATTAGCAGGCGCTGTTCACTACGCTGATGTCATTATTAATGTAAACAGATAAGGGTTGAAAATGGCTACATATTCTTTTCTTGATGTTTCCGCTTCTATTACGGGAGTCGGCGGCTCTTTTGATCTTGGTAACGGCGCCGCGCTCTCTGATGAGGGGATTACAGTCACCATGTCGGAGAGTAAAACACCATGACCACTGGCGCAGACGGAGAAGTCATGCATTCATTGCATGCAACCAAGTCTGGAACCATTACGGTTAATTTACTTAAGACCAGTTCAGTCAACGCCAAACTGAATGCGATGCTCAGTGCGCAATCACTTTCATCAGCAGCATGGGGCAATAACGTGATTGTTATTCGAAATAAGCAAAGTAACGACATTGCTGTTGCTCGTTCCGTCGCCTTTCAGAAACAGCCTGATTTGCAGAATAGCAAAGCCGGTAATACCGTTGCCTGGGTATTTGATTGTGGAAAAATCGACATCATGTTAGGCACATTCTAACCAACTTACTTCACAAACATTTAAATCACCGTCAAATCTGCCGGAGCATTTGTCCGCATTTTCAACATCGGACTTATGCTGCGGTAGTTTGAGTGCGCTTGAGGATAAGTGATTATGGAATTTGAAATTGAGGGTAAAAAATATCGCGGTGGTAAACTAAACGCTTTTCAGCAACAGGACTTAGCGGTGGCTTTAGCTCCGGCTATTCCGGCACTTGGGCCGCTGATGAAAAAGATCGTGACAGCTAAAAGTGATGATGGGATAACAGGCTTTGAAGAAATAATCCCTTATTTGGTGGAATCCATCAACGCATTAGGAAAATCCAACCGGCATGAAATTAATGATATTTGCTTATCAGTAGTTTCTCGTGAGCAGAATGGGGTATGGAGCCGGATTTATGATCCTGATGGACAGGTATTGATGTTCGATGACATCAACGGCTTCGAATTACTAAAAATTGTCGGTTTTATTATTCGAGACTCATTGGGAAATTTTTTTCCCGCCCCATTAGAGAGCGCAGTGTCATTCCAGGACAATCCAGTTTAAATTTTGAAACCCTCCCGAAAGGGCGTGATTATCTATTACGCCCGGTCATTGCGGGCATGTGCCGTTATGAATCATTGAAAAATGGTGTTCTTGACCTGGCTGATATTGCATTGATGAACGATGCCCTTGATGTTAAATCAGAAAATGAAGCCGTGATAGAGAGGTGGCGAAGTGAGCAATAACGTTGAAACAACGAAAGATTTTCTGGGATCGCTTAAGTTTGATGTTGATGAAGCCGGACAGAGTAAATTTATATCTGTTATCACTGAAGTCACGGCTAATGTTCTCAAAATGGGGGAGGAAATTAAAAACGCAGCCCTAACGGTTATTAACTTCACCACTCAAATTGCTAACGGTTTGGATAAACTTTATTGGCAGTCACAGAAAACAGGGGCAACGGCTGAAAAAATTAAGGCCATTGGTTACGCCGTCAGTCAAGCAGGCGGAAGTGTTGAAGGGTTTAATCAATCTCTTGAGGGCTTTGCCAATTTCCTACATAAAAATCCAGGTGGTGAAGGATTATTGCGAAACATTGGCGTTCAAACCCGAGATGTAAATGGCAACCTTCGAGATACTGCATCTTTAGTAGCACAGGTGGGTGAGCAGTTATCGAAAATGCCGATGGATCGCGCTAATCGATACGCCAGTAAACTGGGTATTGATGAAAATACCTTGATGGCTATGCGTCATGGGATTGGTCAATATGTCGCTGAATATCAGGACATGACGAAAACCATAGGTTATAACCCGACTAAAGCAACGCAGCAATCTCACCAATTTATAGCGCGCATGAATGCTTTAGACAATTTGTTTGGGATGATAAAAGAAAAAATAGGCGCAGATTTGGCGGGGGGATTGACTGGACGTGTCGAATCATTTCAACAAACCATCCTGCTTAATTTCCCTAGAATAGAAAAGGTTATTACTCGTGTATTGAATGTCGTACTGGATTTGGCTGATGGTATAACATTATTAGTCACTCGCGCTGGTGAAGCTATTAGTGATTTAATTGGCTGGTGGGACAGATTGGATGACAGTACAAAAACGGTTATTAAAGCACTAGGTGGCTTACTATTTGCGTGGAAAATCTTAAATACCGCCTTTATGACTTCGCCGATAGGGATGATTACTGCACTGGCGGCGGCGTTACTTTTGCTTTATGAAGATTATAAGGTCTGGAAAGAGGGCGGTAAGCATTTTATTGATTGGGATAAATGGAAACCCTCTATTGATGAATTCCTTAAAGCTATTGAAAAAATCTCTGGTTGGATAAATCAAGGGGCCAAAGCCGTTGGCGGTTGGGAAAATGTATTAAAGGGATTTGCGGACTTCATTGCAGTTGCATGGGCTGCGAAGATGATTAAAGGAATATCCAGTGTGACAAGTGAGATTCTTAATTTGGCTAAAGCGTCGAAATTTGTCACCAGAGGCGGAATATTAGGTAAAGTGGGAGTTGCTGGAGCCGCTGCTGTTGTATCAGAGCCATATATCGATAAAGCACTTAATCGGGCTTTTGGTGGGTATGATTACTTTCAGCGAATTAGGACTGCGAAAACTTGGCATGATTTTGGTGCTGCTCTTATTGGGGAAGGTAATGCCTATTGGGATAAAAAAGGGAGTTGGGTAGATAAACGTGGAGAAAGTACTCTCCCGAAAGGATATTCTCAGTTCGCGGCAGATATTCCTGGCAATGCTCCTGTAGTCATGCAAAAGCCGGATAAAACAAAAGATGGGCAAAATAATCAGCCATTTAATCAAGATAATTCTAAAGTCAGAATGATGAAATTGACTAATTCTGATGTGATACAAAGATTGATTAATAACATGATGATGGGGGCAAGTAGTAATACTCCTTATTTATCCGAGCCTGCCAAAACGGCGATTATCGGAGCACCACCGCCAGCGAATAAAATGACAAAATTGGCTGGACATTTAAATCATGTGGTTCATTCTTTGCGGAATATGTCCATTGATCACCGAATGATCAATGGTGCGGTGACAAATATCAATAATATGGTGAATCATCAGAAATTTACTCCCGCTTTATTACATCGTGCGCCAATATCTGCCAGCAATAATATGCAGGGAATAGGAGAAGTAAACTACCATATTGAGATTAATGGCGTTGAATCTCCCAAAGAAGCGGCGAGACTGACCGGAGAAACGATAGAACGTACTCACAGTATGCTCCTTCGAAATATGCAAACACAGGTGAGATAACAATGGATATATTATCAGTCATGTTTTCTCAACAGAAGAGAAAGATAGGTGTCATTGTACCGAGTGTCGTTATTTCAGAAACACATACCGATGTATCGAATATCACCGATCATCCGGTTCAGCAGGGGGTGACATTCAGTGATCATGCTTATGACAATCCATCGGAAGTAAGAATGGATTTAGGTTTCGCGGGTGGTGGTTCGCTGCTTGATGTTATTGATACCACAAAGGTATTTGATATTTCTACCGGACTGAGCCTTGGAACCAGTCCGCGTGATATATATCAACAGCTACTTGACCTGAGGGCATCACATAAACCATTTGATGTCGTCACGGGAAAGCGCTTATATAAAAATATGTTGATTAAAGATATCAGTGTTACGACAGATAAAACCAGTGAAAATGTTTTATCGGTAGTTTTAAACCTACGTGAAATTGTTATTGTTGAAACGTCACCGAATAAGGCGGCGCCGGCAGAAAATATGAAAAATCCTGAAGATACAGCACCTGTAGTTAATATGGGAGCTAAAGTGACGGTGAAGCCATCGATGCCAAAGATTATTCTTGATTTTATTATAGAGCGAGGTAAGAAATGGCTAGGGTTGTAGAAATTCCTTTATCACCCCAAAATCAACAATTCGATATTCAGCTAAATGGCATTAACTATAAAATGAGATTGATGTGGCGTGATATTGCGGGTTGGATTTTGGATATTATGACGCCGGACAGTGAGTTTATCGTTACAGGTTTGCCGTTGGTTTTTGGGGTTGACTTACTGGAACAATATCGTCATCTTGGTTTTAACGGATCATTAATTTTTTATGGCGATATAAATCAGGAGAAACCTTTCAGGAATAATCTTGGTAAAGAGGACAGGTTATACTTTGTAATAAGTTAACTGGATGAGAGTAACACATCATTTCAAATTGGTTATGATAAAAAATTGTTCCCAGTAATGAGAATGGCTGTCATTTGCAATGACGATATAAGATTTTGTTATGAAAATAGTAGATGGACCTGTTAGCGTAATATGACGATCACTCTTAATAAAGAGTGCTAGAGAGACTCTCTGAGAGGTACAGATGAAAGAGCAAAGCGTATCCAAGAAAGAAGTCAGGTTCGATACACGAGGTGTATTTGCAAGAATGGGTGAGGCTGTTGATATTTTGAAGAAAGCAGCTCCAGATGCGTTTGAATGCAAGGTTGCATGTTATGAACAGCAGGGAACGTTGCGTGGTAGCAAAAAAGCAGTAGCATAAACTTTTATAATATGTCTCTTTGGGGAGATGAATTTCTTGGGAACAGGAAATCAAGTACAGTGAAGAGGTGATGACAAGCCTATCGTTCCTATTAATGGGCATTAGTAATAGTGCCCTTTATCGTTTATAAACCTGAAATTTTTAGTTTCACATGATTTATTACATACGCCGCTTAATTGCGGTTTTTTACTTCTATTAATTTTACTTTTATATAATTAGGTGAATTATGTCAAAACAATGGATAAGAGAATGCCACCTTATCGTTGTAGACAAAGATGGCGAAAAAGTAAATTTATCAGACCTGAAAATCACATTTAATATTAGCAGAACGGAATCTTCCAATCCTGCTACCGGTATTTTTACCTTATATAATCTTAATAACGAAACTAGTAATAAATTACGCCGGAATGAATTTAACAAGATTAAATTTGTGGCGGGTTATAAAGAGAACTCAGGACAAATATTCTCAGGCCAAATTCAATACACGTATGTAAAGAGAGACAACGCAACGGATACTTGTGTTGTGATTCATGCAGCGGACGGCGATGAAGCACACAATTACGCAACTGTAAATACCACCATTGCAGCGGGATATTCACAAGCAGATTTAGATCATTTGTTAATGCGTGATATTACCAAATATGGCATTACGGCAGGTCTACGCCCTGAATTTAGCAAATCAGCCTCACCTAGAGGAAAAGTGCTTTTTGGCATGCACCGCAATGAAGTTTCTAATCTGGCAAAGCAATGTGATGCTAATTGGCGCTATGAAGATAACAAACTACATATTGTGCCCAAAAATAAATACTTAACTGAAGCCATTGTCCTTACTTCACAAACAGGTCTTATTGGTATGCCTGAGCAAACTATTGGTTCAGGTATTAACGTTACATGCTTAATTAATCCAAATATTCGCCCCGGTACATTAATCCGACTGGATAACCGCTCAATTAAACCGGTTGATCCAGCGACTAAACAAGCTGCTCAGTCTGGCGATCATAAGGATGCAAAAGCACAACCAGCAATGTTGGACGCTGACGGTGATTACATTGTCTTCAATGTGGAGTATTCCGGCGATACCCGCGAAACAGAGTGGTATATGACAATAATGTGTATCGCTAAGAGCGATCATACTTTGCTGAATCAATCAACTCACAATAAGGATAAGGCAGAGAGCGAATGATAAATACTGATGAACGACTAAATAGACCCGAAGCAGTCTTCTTTGCTATGCAAGAAGTCATTAGCGCCGGATTGTATGTCTCTTTGCCTTGCATTATTCAATCATTTGATGCTGATGCGATAACCGTTACAGCGCAACCGGCTATTAGATGGAAAATCAGGCAAAAAGACGGGGAACTGGAATCGGTATCCTTGCCGTTGTTAGTGGATGTGCCGGTTATATTTCCACGGGGCGGCGGTGTAACACTAACCTTCCCGGTAAAAGCCGGTGATGAATGTCTGGTCGTGTTTGCTGATCGTTGCATTGATTATTGGTGGCAATCTGGCGGTGTACAAGAGCCGGTAGATCCCCGGCAGCACAACTTATCTGATGGATTTGCGATTGTTGGTCCACAATCTCAACAGCAAAAAATAACTAATATCAGCACTAACACCGCGCAACTAAGAAGTGATGACGGCGCGGCGTATATCGAACTCGATCCCAATAACCATAACATCACGGTGATTACACCGGCAAAACTTAACGCCACAGTTAATGGCGGTACTGAAATCACTTCACCTGAAATCATTCTGAACGGCAACGTCACCATTAACGGCAACTTATCACAGGGCATGGGCGCTGGTGGCGGCACTGCAACCATGCAAGGCCCTGTTGCGGTGAATAACGATGTGACAGCAGCAGGGATCAGCCTTAAAAACCATGTACATAGTGGTGTGCAATCAGGTGGCGGTAAGACGGGGAAACCTCAATGAGATACAGAAGAGAAATTGACAACGATTATGTATTTGGTCGTGGAGAGGCGAGTTTTCTTATCAATACACCGGAAGCGGTCGCACAAGCGGTGAAAACTCGCCTGATGCTGCGTAATGGCGAATGGTTTCTTGATAACCGAGAAGGGACCGATTACGACAACGTATTGGGTAAAGGCACATCGGGTTTTTATGACCTGATTATTAGACAGCGAATACTACAAACGCCGGGTGTAGAGAACATTACCCACTACCGTAGTGAAAGAAACCCTGAAACAAGAAAAATCACTATTACTGTCACGATTGACACGATTTATGGACAGACAGGAGTAACTGCTGATGTATGAAAGTATTATCAACACAATGTTACCTGCCATTGACAAAAACGGGATCAATGCGCCTGATTATCAAACCATCTTAAATAGCTGGAAGACGATATTCAGGGATATTTATGGGGACGATATTTACATTGAATCTGACAGTAAAGACGGTGTTTTTTTATCGCTGATAGCATACGTTATTCACGGTTGTAATAACGCAACCATTGCCTCCTATAACTCATTTAGCCCGACAACAGCGGTGGGGGAAGGGCTTTCCCGTAATGTCAAAATCAACGGTATTACCAGAAAAAGCTCCAGCAACTCAACGGTGGATGTTTTGATTACTGGTCGGGCTGGCACCGTAATCCGCAACGCTTCCGTCCGGGATGATGCGGGAAACACCTGGTCACTACCGGATGAAGTGATTATCGACACACACGGTCAAGCTATTGTAACGGCGGTTTGTCAAAAATCGGGCGCTATTGGCGCATTGCCCCACACGGTTAACCAAATTGCTACGCCGACACTGGGCTGGCAAACCGTGACGAACCCGGTTGCGGCTACACTTGGTCGGGGAATTGAAACCGATATAGAACTGCGAATACGGCAAGCGGTTTCAGTTGCGTTGCCTTCGAGAACCATTATGGATGGACTGATGGGGGCAATTGCCAATTTGCATGGAGTTTCACGTTACCGGGGATATGACAACGACTCGGACAAAACGGATGAGAATGGCATACCCGCTCATAGCATTGCACTTGTCATTGATGGTGGAGATTCGAAAGAGATTGCCCGGACTATTTTGGTGAAGAAAACGCCGGGTATACCGACATTTGGCACCACCTCTGAAACGATTACCGATGATTATGGCAATAAAAAAACGATTAACTTCTATCGTCCTACACTGGTGCCAATTTATGTTGAAATACACATTAAACCCTTTATCGGATATACATCAGATATTGGCAATAATATTCGTAATGAAATATCTAACTATATAAAATCCCTTTATATTGGTGATGGAGTATATGTTACTCGCTTATTTGTACCGGCAAATTTATGTAATAAAAACGGAGGTCAGACATATGAAGTATTATCTGTGATAGTGGGAAAATCAGCATCGACAACCGGAACGGCGAACATTGACATAGCTTTTAATGAAGCGCCGACGTGTTCACCTGAAAATATTAAAATAGTAACGGTGCTCGAATGAACAAATATATGAAGCTGATTCCTGCATATCACATGGAAGGTAAAAAATATGTCAGGATGCTTGAAGCTGTGACGGATATTTTCAACCAGAATGCGTTGACAACAGATTTACTGATTAGCAGTTTTGACCTGGATAAAGCGGTGGGTAAACAGCTTGATATTATTGGAGAATGGGTAGGAAGGAATCGAATGATTCAGACTCCAATTGAATCCTATTACTTCTCCTTTGATATTAATGATTTGGGGTTTGATGGCGGCATGTGGAAAGGGCGGTTTGACAGTGATAAAAGTTATATCAAACTGGATGATGATAATTATCGAATCGTCATAAAAGCTAAAATAGGCACAAATAACTGGGATGGAACGGCTGAGTCATTTAATAACATCCTGAGTTTTATTCATTCAAATAATGGCCTATCTGTATCTTTCGAAGATAACTTGGATATGTCATTTACTGTGACTATCAAAGGTAAATCAATCAGTACTATTACTAAAGAAATCATCCATCAGGGTTATCTCTCGCTTAAACCTATGGGGATAACGGTTAATTACCATATAGTGGAGGGTTAGAAATGGCTAAAAATGACTTTAAAGCATTTGCCATTGGTGAAAACGCGAATACTTTATCGCAAGAAGAATATGAAAGTTCAGATTTCATTGAGGAGGGATTTAAATCAGGAATAGCGAGGAGTGAGCGATTAAATAAAGTTTGGCGCCAATCTTCGGTTATTGCAGCGGTGATAGGGAAATACATTGCGGAAAAAACCGGTGAAGACGTTATGGATGATGGAGACCTGGAGAAACTCGTAGCGCAATTGGATTTAGCATTAAAACATAAAATTACTACAGAAATCCCTGATGCTTCATTGACGCAGAAAGGCATATCGCAACTCAACAGCGCGACAAACTCTGACAGAGAAGATCAGGCGGCAACCCCGAAAGCGGTTCACGATATTAGAAAAATCGCTGAGAGCAAATTGAGTGGTGTTTCTGATGCCTCATTGACTCAGAAGGGGATTGTACAACTGAGTAGTGCGACAAATAGCACAAGTGAAACCTTAGCTGCGACGCCAAAAGCAATTAAGGAAGCATACGATTTTGCAAATACGGCAAACGTAGCAGCTAAAAATGCTCATGATGAAGCGAACAGAGCTACAGATAATGCCAACAGTAGGTTGGCAAAAAACCAAAACGGTGCAGATATCCCTGATAAAAGTGAGTTTATAAAAAACCTTGGTTTGTCGGAAACGGTAGGGTTGGCGAAAAGTGCTGTGCCCAATAGCCGGAAAATTAATGGCAAGGCGCTGACTGGGGATGTCGATATTACCTCTCAAGATATTTTTGATAGACAAGCGGTTTACATCGGGAGAAATCAAGATCTGAATGATTACAAAACTCCAGGACTGTATTATCAGGAAAGTACAGATCAGGCTATTTCTGGGAAGAACTATCCTGAAGGCATTGCAGGAACATTAGTGGTTTTAAAAGGCAATGGGGTCATTCAGCGCTATCATAAATTAGGGGGTGTTACAACATATACACGAGGATTTTATTCTGAATGGGGATGGTCCCCTTGGGCTAAAGAATATAACACTCAAAATAAACCTTCGGCTGAGGATGTAGGGGCTTTGCCGGGAATGACGAGTTTTACTGGCACCTCTCCAGGAAATGAGTACCAAGGTGTGTTTTCGGCCCAAAAAGATAGTTATGCCAAAGGGATTAACTTTGGGTTCATTAATTATGATACGGGCCAAATATATATCAATTCCAGCGGAGATCTGTATGCCTATTTTTTGCATGTTAATAAGAATCGCTATGGTGGCTTAGTCAACACATTCCCTGTTGGCTCCCCCATCCCGTGGCCGCAACCAAATCCTCCATCAGGTTATCTTACGTGTAACGGCCAATCATTTAATAAGTCTCTATATCCGAAGTTAGCCGCTGCTTACCCATCAGGTGCACTTCCTGATTTGCGAGGTGAATTTATCCGTGGTTGGGATGATGGGAGGGGGGTAGATATAGGACGAGCGTGTGGTTCGTGGCAAGAAGGGCAGGCACCTGTATCTGCGATTGCTGGCTACTGGGATAACGATAATTGGCACAATGGGAAACATCGAGAGACCGGATTTTCAGCAGCGACGGGAACAAACAACGGCGGCTGGCATAACATCATCCAAGAGCATGAGTCTCAACGTGAGACCCGCTCCCGCAATATTGCATTTAACTACATAGTAAGGGCAGCATGATGATTGAACAAAAATATTCTTTAGAACCGGAAACAACGATATTAGGTAAAGATGGGTTGGCAGAAAAAGCCGGCTGGCTGACAATCTACCATGCAGCACCTAACTCAAGGGAATTTATCGGCGCGACACCAGAATATCTGATGAAGGGGGTAGGCATACCGGCGAGTTCCTACACAGATGCGCCAACACTGCCTAAATCCGACTCTATGGCAGTCAGGCGTACAGCAGATGGAGAACTCTGGGAAGTTGTATCCGATTACCGTGGAAAAATAGCTTACAACACACAAACTCGCTTACCGCAAGAAATTACTGAGCTAGGTGAATTACCTGAAACTCTGACATTCAAACAGCCTGCGACTCATTTTGATCGATGGGATGGCTCAAAGTGGGTAACTGATAAAGAGGCAATAAAGGACAGTGAAATTGAGCAGGCAAGACAACTGCGCGACACACTGTGTACACAAGCTAATAAAACCATCACGTTGCTTCAATACGCTGTTGATACTGAATTGGCTTCGGAAGAAGAACAGGCACTGTTACTTGAATGGAAAAAATATCTGGTATTGCTGAACCGTGTTGATACTTCATTGGTCCCTGATATTAAGTGGCCTGAGATGCCAGAATGACAACAGTAAGGGCTGCTTATGCAGCCCGATAAAAATACATATCATTATGGTTTTTTAGGCCAGTTAATGTCTGGTGCTAATGTGACATCAATACGGCTCAGAGAGATTTGGTATTTTTTCCAAGCCTCTAGCTGTGTTTTTTCCTCATCACTTGCCATATTTAGATCCATCGCGTCTTGTAATGGTGCGATCTGATTTGTTGCTTCAGCTATTAATTGCTGTTTTTGAAATTTAGCCTGTTGCTGCAATTCTTCTTTTGTGGGTGGAGGAATATCTGCCCATTCTGGTAAACCATTTTTACCCACTATTCGGTATTTACCCTCTGGAGGAATATTGCCAGCAAACTCAATGAAAACAGACTCATCGACTTCCACTGCATCGTTTGGAAATGAGCCGGCATTGATATAGTCTTGTTTCCATTCAGCCGGATAAAATGCATTAGTTATTGCACTGTAATAATACATACTTAATACCCCATCGCGAACCAATACGCCCAAACTTCTTGTGAATATGCTATGTAAACAAAGCCCGAATTGTTTGCTTCGTACGCAACAATATTAGAAGCAGAGTTGCTATAAGCATTTCCCAATGTTAACTGTATGTTAAAACATTTGTTGGGGTATGCGATTGGAAAATTAACAGCGGTTTTATCATTCTTTCTTTCCACCATCCCCCACTGAAATATTACCCCAGTATCACCACATTTCCACCATCCCTTCGTAGCTTTAGTAGCCGTATTCTTGGTACCTTTAGTATTAATTCGATTGTCTACTTCGGCTATAGTATACGCGCCTAGTTCTCCGGGTGACGGCTTATTTATCGAACTATAGACACGAATACTTGGGTATTCATACACCCCCTTGCCAGAAATAGACCCAGTTGCATCCAAATTCCCATTCATCACCCCACCACTTATCGGAAAAGCCCCCACATCCCCGGCATTCAAACTGACATCCCCACTCAGCGCCTTGCCGTTAATTTTCCGGCTATTGGGCACGGCACTTTTCGCCAACGTCACCGTTTCCACTAAACCAATGTTTTCTGTAGCCCATTAACTGACGGCAACCTTTGTTAAGACAGCTTTTAAAAGCATTCAATGGGACCCAATATGGTAAAAATCGGGCAGATCTGAGTATCAATAAATAACCGAAATGATGATTGAGAAAGAAATATATTAACCGTGATGGAATTACGAACAACAATTGAATGATAAATATACAGAAAATTAGCTTCACCTTGCTTTATTTGCTCAGAAATTTCATTACAATATCCTTCAAGCAACAACGCTCTGAATTCTGGAGATAGACCTACCGTAACTCTATATTTTGCAACATTCTTACCCATAGTTCACTTGAGATAAATAAATTTACTTTGTGTGTATGTGTGCGTATGTTGATGTCAGGTTAGGAGGATATAAAATCAACTGACCTGATAAAAGAGCAGACTGCCGCTGGATGTGAACTTAGAAGTCATAACATGAGGTAGTCACCAAATTTGGTGGTCACCTATAACCGGAAAGACATTCCCGGTCCCGCATCCCAAAAAGGATCTGCCTATCGGCACCATCAAATCTATAAAGAAAATGGCGGGGATTTAATCCCCGCCGACTTTGGAGGTCATCATGTTTTTCTCAGTAGGTGTTGAGTTGCCGAAAGATGAAAATACCGCGTATGGTCTGGTTATTCCTGCGTTGTGTACTGAAAATTATGGCTGTTTTTCCGCCGCTGATAATAAAGAAGACATCGCGATAATGGCGCGTGAGGCTATCTTGCTAACAGTAGAAGATATGGTCGCAAATAATAGCGCAGTTGAACATATTCAAGATACTGGCTATCTGGTTTATGCAAAAAACACAGAATATCAATATGTTGATAGCTGGTTTTTTATCGATGTTGATTTGTCTGAATTTTCCGGAAAGCAGCAGCGTATTAATATCTCACTGCCTGATACGCTCATTCAACGTATTGATAATCGTGTCAAAGAAAGTCCGGCACAATATCGAGACCGAAGTCACTTTTTAGCAGAAGCGGCGAGACGTGAGCTCAACTAACATCAGGCGCATTTATGCGCTTCAGACTGCTGACAAACCTCGTTGAAAGTAACGGGGTTTATCGTTATCACTCATTATCTTCCGATTTTTCCTTATCGATCCCCGATACGCCCTTTTCCTGCACAGGATTGGCTTTCTGCCCCAATACATTCACGGGTAAACCACAGATAAAACCAATAAAGTGCCGCCACCAGTAAAGCTATCTTCTTGATATTTTGTGCTGTGGCCGCCAACAGGCATTGTATCTGAACTTTCCGCAACCCGCGAAAAAGGCATAACGATGCCCATGATGCTGCTTCGCATCCGCAAAACTCCGTTCTATCGTTTCTTTTCGCCGCTTGTGCACCTTTTTACCCCACGGACTCAAACGGATTTCTCTGGCCTTTTCTTTGCCCGTTTCCCAGATATGCCGTGTGATGGTTTTTCCCTTTTTCGCCCGGGTACAGGCCGCCCGCAGCGGGCAATTCTGGCAAATACCCGCCGCCGTCCGGTAATAACGGTATCCCTGACGACTTGTGGTGGTATAAATCAGCTTTTCGCCTTGCGGGCAAACATAGCCATCCTGTTGCGGATCATAAATAAATTGTTTCTTTTGAAAGAGATTCGGCCCTTTGTTTGGGCGCCGATAACTGATGACCGGTGTCAGACCCAGCTCCAGGGTCAGGTGGCAAACTGGGGCCGTAAAATAGCCTGCATCCAGTACGATGGCGACCGGATTAAGCGGAAAACGATCCAACTGACGCGTCAGACGCCCTATCAAGGGCTGGCTGTCGTGGACATTGCCCGCTGTGGCATAGGTATCCAGAATAATATTGGCTTTTCCATCCACGGTACGGTGGTCGAGATAGAAGAATCCTTTGGGTTTGTTCGTCCGGTGCATAAACCCGCTTTCCGGGTCAGTCGTACTGACTTTGGTCTGTCTTTGCCGTTGCTTATGGGCTGGCTTCAGGCTTTTTTTCCGGACTTAGCCCGGTCTTCATTCACTGCTTTTTCCAACTCGTCCAGATAAGCGCCCGGAGGAACGGGACGCAGAATACTGTCGGATTTATGGGGATTGGCACTGGCTTTCAGATGAGTGCTGTCTGTATAAAGTTCCCGGCCGCCGACAAAACCTCTACCGATAGCCTGTTCGACAATGTTGTCGAAAATGTGCTGGAACACATCGGAATGGTTGAATCGGCGCCGCCGATTCTGGCTGAGCGTGGAGGCATCCGGGACTTTCTCTGTCAGCCCGAGCCGCAAAAACCAGCGGTAGGCCATATTGACCTGAATTTCCTGCACCAGCCGGCGTTCGCTGGGGATGCCAAATAAGTACATCAGTAACATCATCTTAATCAGCATAACCGGGTCTATCGCCGGGCGGCCATTATTGTGGCAATACAAAGGGGCAACTAAGTCCCGGATAAATTCGCAATCAACGGCGGCATCGACTTTGCGAACTAGGTGATTTTGAGGCACGAGGTCATCGAGTGAGAGCGTTTCGGGGGGAAACGTCTGGGGAGGGGGGATTCTTAACATGGCGGCAAGCTCCGTCGGGTAAACGGAATTTGATTAAAGCAAAGTGCCGGATAAAAAACCAGCACTTTGTCAATAATCTGAGGCGCATTTATGCGCCTGATGTCAAAAAGCACTCAATTAACGCCGTTTTTGTAAATCTCTACGATATCGGTATGAATATAAAGCTCGAACCATAGCCTCTGTATTGTTTTAATGAATGCACTGTTTCGAATGAAGATATAGAGCACATAGATCTCACTACCATCCTCAGAAGTCCAATAGATTGTTAACCCCCCATAATTAAAGTCCTTTAATTAAGAACGTCAAAATGCACTCTGTAATTGCACCAAGGATAAAATATTTTATTTTTCTTTTATTAGTGAGTTTTTTTGTCTTATTTCTTCATCTGTCCTTATATGGGCATCCCAACCAATATGCCTAACTGCACTTTTATCTAAAATAACCGCATATTTATTCCGGCATATTTCTTTGAAAGTGTCATTTCTGTATCTAGACTATAGAGCATATTAATGTATTCATGCTGATAAGTTAGTATAATTATTAAATTTGGGGTATAAAATATATATCTAATAGTTACACCCCAAGAAGTATTTAATTATTTTTACGAGATATTTTCTTTACAATGTACTTTACATACCATATAAAGCTAGAAAAATACTTATTTTCACCCCATAATTTATTAGAATATTTTTTATATTGTTTATAGTTTCTTGGTTTATCTAATGGAACATTCCCCCAAGGAGATTCATTATAATAATTCAGATAAATATCATTATGTTTACACAATACACTCCAAGGTTTTGGATAACCAGCAAAATGAGCTAAAACAGTATCAGACGAAAATGAACCTTTCCCTAAAGAAAAACGGTTATACTGTTTAGGTAAAAGTTTAACCTTATCGTTTAAAATGATATTTAATACATCTTGGTCTGGATAAAAGTATACTCTTTCATTAATAATTTTCATGAAGTTACAAACTATATCATCTAACATCCAATTGTGAATATTTATTAACATAACTCCAGAGTTAAAATATGGTTTTGTTCTGTCGATACCCAATTCATCTATATAACTTAGGTTAACACACTCATCATAAACAGCAGCAATTGAATTATTACTAATGTCCACATCAAACAAATGAGATAAATTCCCTAAACACAAAATGTCGGCATCGAGGTATAAAACAACTTCCGCTATTCCCTTTAGAACATAAGGTATTATAAGCCTATAATACATAGCTGTAGAAATATAACTACTTTCTGGTAACCTATCAAATACACTAGTATCAATAAAATGAATTGTAACAGAACAATTAAAATCACTAAAACTCTTAATTTTCTCAACATCAGAAAGAGAAAGACCTGCTGTAAATATATGGAAATGAAAAAAATAATCAGGGTTGTTTTTCAGTATGGAAAATATTGCAACTCCAGCAGGTCTCAAATAGTTCCCATCGACCGCAAAAGCAATATGAAAACCATCATGTCTTTTTTTTAAGACAATGTTTTTCTTTTCCTTTATAACATTTTTAAAAATATTCATACTACGTTTCCATAAAAAAGTTAATACATTTTATCACATAATATGCAAGATGTTCTACACATTAAAATTATAGTGATCTTTATTTGAATTCCATATAGGATCGCGAATTTTTTTCACTAAAAAAACTCCGTAACATTAGATTCGTTAAAGGGTAAAAGTCACTCGACCTTTATCTAAAAAATTGGCATCACCTGCTTTATTTGTTCAGAAATTTCATCACAATGCATCTTAGGCAATAACTCTATGAATTATGGGTACAGACCTATCATAATGTTATATTTTTCAATATCACGGATTAGCTAATCTTTTACCTATTGTTTTGATATAGTTCACTTGAGAAAAATATACTTTGTGTGCGCGTATGTATCTTAATGTTAAGTTAAGAGGGATATATGAGATTTACTGACTTGATAAAAGGGCTGACTGCCATTGGATGTGAACTTAGAAGGAGTAACAGAGGTAGTCACTCACAGCTGGAAAAACACTCCCGGCTCTGTATCCTAAAAAAGATCTACTTATCAGTAATTGCCAAATCTATAAGAAAATAGCGAGGATTTAATTAGCTTTGCATATTATTGCCACATTTTTGTTTTACCTGGATGGCTGCTCGGTAAAGGCGAAACGACCACCATAAACTGCTTTACCTTTATCAACAATTGCCACATATAGCGACATTGATGATGACAAGTGACTGTTTCGTGCAAAGACAACCATAGCAGCTCTATTTTGTTTAACCGAGAAGAGTAAATCAGTAAAAACAATAAATTAAACTTTAGATTGATCAAAAGCCATCGTTCTATTTTACAGCTCTTGTGGATCACATAATTGTCTACTATTAAAGTCCAGGTCTTAGCTTGTCGATAAGTGCCTCTTAATTTCTCCGACATCCTGATAAACGAGTCTGAATTCTTACCTACTCCGCTCACATAAATCCACTTTACCTATTATAGAATGTAGGGTTTCGGCAAGATGGTGTTTTCTATTCTAGCTAGGAGTGGGAATACACTTTTGTTGCTTCTTTAGTAGATATCCGTCAGCCCCGATTTTAAGATTTAGATCAATATTTATTCATCTTTGTAAAAGACAAGGTGAGATGGTAGCGATTTCTAAATCAAATCAACTGTGTCTTGTAGTAAAGATAAGTGTCTCATTTGCTTGTTACAACAGTCTTTCTCTTCCTGGTTAACTTGGATTGGGTAGAAGTTAAGCATACAATGTTCGGAAAGGAAGACTTAACGAGACCTTGAGAGAAAATTTGTGTATCCTGCTTTTAGCAAAATATATTCAACTTTTGAGACGACAAATGATACCTAAGAAAATTCACTATGTATGGGTTGGTGATAAACCTAAACCACAATTCGTTTTAGATTGCATAGCAACATGGAAAAAATTTTTACCTGATTATAAATTGATTGAATGGAATAATGAGAGTCTAAAGAGTATTAAAAATAATTATACCGAAGAAGCATTTCGAAATAAAAAATGGGCTTTTGTCTCTGATTATTTGAGGCTTTATGTTCTTTATAATGAAGGTGGAATATATTTAGATACTGATGTAGAAATTACCCAAAGTCTAGATTCATTTTTACATTTGGACTTTTTTAGTTGTTATGAAAAAGGAGAGGGGAACTGCTACTATCCTGTTACCTCTGCTGTTATAGGTGCAGAAAAGAGAAACAGTATTGTTTATGATTTATTAAAACAATATGACGATATTCATTTTGAAAATCCCAATGGACTTGATTTAGAAACAAACATAATAAAGATAACTCGTTATTTTTCAAAAAAATTCAATCTATTACCACCATATAATGGAACAAAAGAGACCTATTTAACTAATAATTCTATTATTTATCCATCTAATTATTTTTGCACGCCAGAATCAGATATGATAAACTTCGCAATACATCATTTTAGTGGTTCCTGGCTACCTTCTCATTCTCGTAAAGATAAATTAAAAATTTTCAATAAAATTATCCTTTCTCGATTTATAAAACTAAGGGACACTGGTGAACCTCAGCTCACATCAAAAGAAAAAATAGTATTTAATCTTCCTGTATCTAAGACAAAAAAATATGTATTGATTATTAAAGAATAA